TCACACGGGCACCCACGTGAGAGAGAGCGAGGCGACCGCGACTTCGTTGTTGTTGATGCTGACGTCGCCCGGCGGTTGCACGATGTCGACATCGATCACTCCGCGCGCCTGATAGAGCGCGTGGTAGAGCTCGCCAAGGTCGACGTCTTCGCCGATGTCGAGGCCCGCGAAGTACGTGGCGAGCGCGTCGGTTGCCACCGCGCGGTTCTCGGTCGAATCGCTCGCCGCGGCCACGCGGATGGTGCCCATGATCGAGACGACGTGCGCAGTGGCAGAGACGACGGTCGGATAGTCCGTGCCGGGTCGGTTGGTCTCGATCCATCCCCCGACGGCGTTCTCGACGCCCGACGAGACGGCGCCCGAGGGGCCCGCAAGGTAGATGGTCAGCGTCCCGTCGCCGAGGCCCCACACGACCGCTGCGCGCGTGACCTCAGCCTCGCGGCCGTGCCCGGTGCGCGCCCAATACTCATATGCGGCGTCGTTGGCGCCGCGACCGAGCGTGCCCCAGCGCGCGCGGCACCGACGGCGGACCGAGGCGTCGCTCTCGACGTCGGCGCCCGCTGTCGTGATCCACGTGCCGTTCGAGTAGACCGGGTTCGAGACCGACAGGCCCGCGAGCGCCGGAGAGATGATGCTGGTGATCGTGCCCGTCGAGACGTTGTAGGAAGTGCCAGCGGACTCCGCGCGCACCTCGATCGACACGGGCGCAGACGACGTGACCGTCACGGCGCTGGTGTTCGTCGAGCGCCATCGGCGCACCCCATCGGTCACCAGGAGCTGAGCCGCGGAGATCGTGTACGGCCCCGCGCCAGATGCGACGGTGAGCGTCACGCGCCCGGTGGTGTAGGTCGCCGCGACGCGTGTGACGTCGAAGCGGCTCCGCGCGTGCAGCGTGAGCCAGTCCCCTTCGGCGTCGTCGAGGAACGCAGCTTTGGCGAGCGCGGATACGTTCGAGTCCATCGCGGCCATCGCGGTCGCGTCGGCCTTGACGAGCGAGCGCGGGACGCTCCCGGGCTGCCACGACGTGGCAGGGAACTCCTCGGCAGCTAGCTCGTCGAGCTGCTCAGTCACGATCGCGTCGATGGTGCGCGCGACGATGAGGTCTGCAACGGTGGTGACCATCAGAACACCTTGAGCGTCTCGACGGAGACCGCCGTCACGGCGAGGGTGAAGCGGAAAGGGCCCGCGGCATCGGAGACCTGCGCGTTGATCACGAGGCGACCGCTCGCGATCGATGCGGCGACGCGAGCCCCACGTACGCGCTCGTCGCGGAGAAGCTCGCGCTCTACGCGCGTCGCGACCACGAACGGCTGCCGCGTCTCGATGTCGTCACCGAGGAACGCGCGCACGTCGTCACCGTACTCGGGGTCGTCGCCGATCCACGCGAGCACACCGCGCTCCGTGGTGATCCTGCGCGCGAGCGCCTGCACGAGCGCGAGGCGCCCAGACACGAGCGTGAACGCAGGGTCGAGATCGATTACGCCATCGGCGCCAACGGGGGTATTGATGTCGATGGTCATGGCACTCTCAGCACGTCGCTGCCCGTGGAGATCGTCGGCGCGGACGGGCTGGTCACGTAGGTCGTGCCGCTCACCACGACGGTGTGTGTGTGACTCTCGGTCGAATCACCGACGCGCGCGACCTTCGCGGAGCCGCCGTTGATGGTGATACGCGTCACCGTCCCCGACTCCCAGAGCGAGGCGTAGGGGCGCGACGGATCGCCGTTCGCGTAGCCGAGCAGCACGCGCCCGCCCGATGGCACCGTCACCGTCACGCCTGGGATGCCGAGGCGGATCGGCACGCCCTGACACGAGGGCACGCGCGGATCCTCGGGCGAGAGGTCGAGCGTCCCGTCGGAGCGCTGCTGCACCACCACGGCCGGGTAAAGCGCCAGGTGATCGAGGCGGCGGCCGACGAAGGCCTCGACGAGGCGTCGCAGGCTGGTCGTGATCGAGTCGCTCATGCCTGCCACACGGTGGTGGTGATCCGCTCGGGCTCGATGACGTGGCGCACGTCGCCGACGTCGATGAAGACGTCACCGAGCTCGTCGCGCACCTGAAGGCGCACGCCGGGAGCGAGCGAGAGCGTGTCGCCCGAGATGGTGTAGATGCCACCGCGGGTGTTCCGGTCGAGCAGCGTCAGCTCGAGCTCGCCCGCGTCGGGCCACGTCTCGACGCCCATCCAGACGGTGCCGTCGGCGAGCACTCGCCACACGTAGCCCGCGGCGAGCGCGATCTCTGCCACCGCAGACGTGCCGAGGCCGCGCGTGCGCTGCCAGAGCGCGACGGCGTAGGAGAGGTCCGCGCTGGTCGGAGAGAGCACCTCTTCTGCCTCGGAGAGCACGTCGCGGAGCACGTCGGCGAGCGTGGCGTTGCGATAGGCGAGCGCAGGGAGCGTCATGCGCAGACCGCCAGCACCGCCGACGATGCGCCCGCGCCACAGGCCGTGCGAGACGCCTCCGCTCACGACCGTGCCAGACCACGTCGGCCCGCCGTCGACGACGAGCTCGGCGCGGCCGGTGATCTCGTCGGCGGTGTCGACGTCGACGTCGGCGCACCACACCCCCGACGCAGGGAGCGTGATCGTCGCGAGAGTGACGGCGCGGCCGCCGAGGGTGACGGCGCTCATTCGTCAGGGCCCGGCGTGGAGGGTGGCGTCGGTGCGGGCGGCGCGGCTTCGGTGCCCGTGAAGGCCGTGCGGTTGGCGCCGAGGTCGGGCTGCGCGGCGGGCGTGCGGCTCACGTTGCGCGACTGCTGGGCCTCATGTCGGTATTCGACGAGCTTGATCGAGACCTCCCAGAGGCCCGCCTCGGTCTGCCGCGGAGCATCCATCGAGGTCGCATAAAGCTCGGAGATGCCCGCGAGCGCGAGCGCCGGGTGAGCGCAGGAATGCGCGTTGCGCCGCGTCGGATCTGTGCCGCGCGGGAAGAGCAGCGCGACGAGAGCGGTGAGGTCGTCCCAGTGCTCCGGCTCCCACGCGCGGAGTGTGAGCGTGAGCTCCGCGAGGGCGTAGCCCTTGTCGCGAATGCGCGCGCCATCACGGCCCGCGGCGTGGCGCGTGTCGAGTCGGCGCTTCAACACCTCGCCCGAGAACTCGAAGGTGCCTCGGAACGACACGCCGCCGATGGTGAGCGTGTCCCACGTCGCCGCGTCGGTGAAGGGACTGGGGATCAACCGAGCGCCTCCGCGTAACGGCCAAAGATGGCGCCCATGCGATCCTCGAGCTTCGAGAGCACCTCTTCGGCGGTGTCGCTCGCGCTCGCCGCTTCGGTGACCTGGATGTGCGCCACGATGCTCACGCCTCCGAGCCCGCCGAGCTGCATCGCGCGCGGGTTCGCGAGCGACGACACCGCGTCGTTGACGGGTGCGGCACCGTGCGTGATGCCGAGCTCGAGGCCCGCGGGGATCTGGCGTCCGATCTCGTCGCGAAAGACCCGCGAGGGGCTGTGAATGCCGAGCGCATCACGAGCGGCCTGCACTGCGCCCGTCGCCATCGACCCGACAGATCCTGCGAGCGACGCGACGCCGTTGCGAATGCCGTCGCGGATGCCCCCGACGATCTGCATGCCGACGCCCACGAAGGCATTGCGGATCGGGAATGCGACCGACGTCGCAAGGCCCGCGACAGTCGCGCCGAGGCCCGTGACGACCGTCGCGAATGTGCCGATGGCACCCACGAACGACGTCACCGTGCCGACCACGAAGCCCAGGGCCTGCCCGAGACCGAGCGCCGCTCGCGCGATGACGGCCATGGTCGCGGCTGAAGGTCCGCCGCCCTGCATGAGCGTCGAGAGGAACGTGCGCAGCGGCGCGATGCCCGCCATGAAACCGGGCCCGAGGCCCGTGAGGAACGAGCGCACGACGGGATAGGCTGTCGTCGCGAAGCGTCCGATGGCGCTGAACGCGCGGGAGACCAGGCCGAAGCCCGCGGCGATCGACTGCGGGTTGATCCGCGCGAAGAGCCCGCCGACGGCGTTCGCGGCGCCGGTGATGTACCCGCGCAACGTCGCCGCGGCGGGACTGCCACTCTGGAGGGCCTCGGTGATCGCGAGCAGGGTGCGCTTGAACGCCTGGACTCCTGGAATCTTCGCGAAGTCGATGCCGATGAGGAGGTTGAAGATCGCGTTGCGGGCGTTCGAAAGCGCGCCCGTGAGCGTGTTCGACTGGTCGCGCGCGAACGATCCCAGGTTGCGGCCCCGGTCGAGGCGCCCTTGCACTGCATCGAGGGCGGCCTGAATGCCGACGCCCGACGACACGCGCCGCTGGCGGATCGCCTCAAGCGCCGCGCGGTTGCCTGCGTCGCCGGTGCCGAGGCCCATCTGCCGCGCGATCGACGCGAGCACGGCCTCTCGCGACACGTTGGCGTTTTGGAGCTGGAGAAGCTCCTGCCCCTGCAACTGCCCCGCGGCGCGGATCTGCGAGAGGGCGTAACTAAACCCCTCCGAGCTCCGCTGTCCGAACGCCGCGCCGAGGTCGGCGCTCGCCGCAACGAGCGGCTGAATCTCGCGCTCGGAGAAGCCCGCGATCGCGAACGACTGCGTCTGAGCGATGACGTCGGCGGTGTCGAGGGGCGTCTGGTTCGCCACCACGATCGCGTTGCGGAACTGCCGCCCCGCGGCCTTCGAGGAGCCGAGCACCGCCTCGAGCGCGACGAGCGACGACTCACGGAACGCCGCGACCTGCACCACCGTGCGCGCGACCTCATTGTTGATGCCCGCGAAGCTGCCGATGATGCCCGCGGAGATGACCGCGATCCCGAGGCCCACGCGCCCGAGGGTGCCGAGCGAGTCGGTGAACGATCGCGAGACCGCGCGCTGTCCATCTCGTGCGCTCCGAGCGTTCGCAGCCGACGCGCGAGCCGCGGCTGCCGCCGAGCGGGCGAGCTGCGTGGCCTGCGAGCGGGCGAGCTGCTGATCACGTCGGAACGCGTTCGCGTTGAGGCGCGCCACCTGCGCCGCAGTGCGAACCTGCGCCTTCGCCGCGGCGGCCTGCGTCCGTTGCAGACGCAGCGCCGCCTTCTGGAATGCGAACGCGCCGCGCGCTGCGCGCCTGGACGGCCCCGAGACGTCGTCTCGAAGCGTCAGCTTCCATTGGAGTGATTCAGACACGGTGGCGGCGCTTCGGTGATTGCTTCGAGGGTGTCGAGAGGCCCTTCAGGAGGGCGCGGAATCCGGTCAGGAACTCGACGAGGAGGTACGCACCGACGCGCGCCTCGGGGTCGTCGTGGTCGGCGCCTGCGAGGGCGATCAGCCCGTCTGCGGCGACGTCGGGGTCGCGTCGCGCGGCGTCGAAGAGCTCGGCGGCGGCGCGACGCGAATGGGCAAAGGGCCGTGTGCGAGCGCCTCTGCCGCGTCCGCGAGGATATCGAGCAGCGCGGGGCTGTCTTCGCCGAGCGAGTCGAAGGCTTCGCGCTCGTCGGAGACCTTGCCCTGCGGATCGGTGGGCACGAGCAGCGCGCGGGCGAGGCGCACGCCGGCGTCGGCCTTCGTGGTGGGGTCGGGGCTCTGGCTCTCGATCTTGTAGACCTGCCAGAGCTTGCGCATCGTGCCCTTCGGCACGGCGAGCGCCCAGGTGTGGCCGCCGAGCTCGAGCACCGCGACGCGGTCGCCGTACCGGGCCACGACGCTCTCGCGAACGCGCGCCAGGCGCTCCTGCTCGACATCGACCGCGGGAGACTTGGCGATCTGCTCACTCATCGGCGACGAGTTCCTTGCCGTCCTCGATCGCGCGCATGAAGCTGATCTTCACCTCGCGCTCCATCGGATCGGTGCCCTCTTCGGACTTCCCGCCGCCACCGAGGATCCGGCAGTCCTCGAGCACGACGGTGTGAACGTCGGAGCCTTCGACGTAGCTCTCGACGATGTCGAAGCGCGTCGCGCCGAAGCCGTTCGGCTGGAGGCCCAGGAACTGCTTCCACCCGGAGAGATAGAACGTGATCGACGAGTCGCCGGGCTTGTAGCGCCCGCGCGTGCGGCCGCGCGGCTTCGCGCCGATGCCGTAGACGTGGTCAGCGCCCTCGATCTCGTGATCCCACGAAACGCCCTTGATGGCGGTGATCTCCTCACCCGCGATCTTGACCTTGTAGCTCGGCCAGGAGAACTCGTTGCCGTTGAGGTTCATGTCGGATCAGCCTCCCAGCGTGTAGCTGATGGTGGTGGAGACGCTGTTGATCGAGCCCTTCGGCGTCACGCTGATGCGCGCCTGGAGGATGCCCGTCGAGAGCAGGTTGTTGGTGCGGATCACCGACGCGTTGACGGCGCTGGCGTAGGCGTTCGGGGTGAGCACCACCGCGCGCTTCATCACGGCCTTGATCTCGCCGTCGATGCGCTGGCCTTCGGCCTCGGTGATCTGCCCCGTGCCGTCGCTCTTCACGTCGATGTCGTCGGCGACGTACGTGCTCATCTGCGCCAGCGCGGCCGTCGCAGCGACGCACATCACCCGGATGCGCTGCACCTCGGAGAAGTCGCTCGTCGCGAGCGCCATCGTGCGGCTGGTGAAGAAGTAGCGCCCACGTGCCTGCCCCATCACGCGCTGCGCGCCGGAGAAGCGCGCGGTGTCAAGGCTCGTGTAGGTCGAGACGTCGTGAGCGAGCGAGCTCCCGCCGTCGGGGTCGGGCATGAGGCCCTCGATGCGTCCGCTGCGCACGCGCCCGGGATGACGGTGCGGAGGCTCCTTCGCGAGCCGCGCGCTTCGAAGCGCCGCGAGCGAGCGGCGGGGGTAGCTCCCCGCGTGCTTGACGCTCTCGACGTAGCCGTAGCTTGCGTGCACGTCGAGGTAGCGTCCGCCGTCGTAGCCCGCGAAGCCCGGCGTCGAACCCGAGATGGCCGCGTTGCGCGTGGTGTTGCTCTCGCCGGTGATGTTGTCGCGCGCGCTGCACTGCGCGAACACGTACTCACCCGCCGCCTCCCTCGCGACGGCCCAGGTCTTCACGGTCGCGGCGCTGGTCACGTCGATAGGTCCCGCGATGTGCGCGAACTCATACGCGCCCGCCATCGGCGCGAGGGCGTTCAGCGCGCTGGAGAGCCCGGAGGTGTCCCACGTCGGCGACGAGGTCTTCACACGGAAGATGTCGCCCACGACGTGCGTGCCCGCGCCGAAGGTCACCGTGACGCCGGTGTTGGGGATCACGTACACGCCGCTCGAGGGGATCGCGACCGTGTCACCGTAGGTGTTGCCGCCGTCGATCGACACCGCGACCGCGGCCGTGTTGTCGGTGAGCGCGCTCGACGCAGCCATCGTCTTCACGCGGATGTCGTAGGCGTCGTTCGGCGTGCCCGAGAAGGCCGGGACGCTCGTGCCCGTGGCGTCGGCGCTCGTCGGGCAGTTGGCTCCGACGGACGACCAGAAGTTGTTGAGCACGA